TCAGGGTCGCGCGAGTACCGGAATCACGGGCGCCTCGCGTGCGTCGTACACGAGGATGTCGACCTCGCGCAGTTCGCGGCGGGTCACGTGGATCACGCAAAGCTCGCGCAACACTCGGTTGCGCGCGATCGGCGTCATGTCGGACCACCTGGCGAGGAGGTCGCGCGCGACCCGGCCGCGCTCGCGGGCATCATCCGCGGCAGTCTCGATCCGCTTCGCCGCGGCGTCGGCCTCTTGGTGCTCGCGGCTAAGCATGTCACGGGCGGCGATGAACGATGCCTCATCGATGAGACCTCGCGCTTTATCCACTGTCAGCTGAGTTAGGGCCTTCGCGGCGTCGAGGGCGACCCGCTCAAGACGCGCCTTCTCGACGGCGTCTGTTGCGGCACCAAGCTTGGCCTGCGCGGCGGCGGCGTTCACGATGTCGGCGACCTTCGGGAGCCATGCCAGGATCGCGGCATCGATGCGCGACTCGGCGACGTTGCCGCGGTTCGGGCAGTCGGTGCGGTTGCATCGGTACGCGGGCGAGTCGCCGCCGCGGCCGTTCTTTGAGCGTCGGCCGAGGGTGTGACTGTACTTCCATCCGCACGCGGTGCAGATGATGATCCCGCTCGCCGTGTGCTTCGGCGCCCGAGATCGCACGGGCATCTCGCCACGCTTCGCGCGAGCGGCCAGGTACGCGTCGAACGTCTCGCGGGAGATGATCGGCTCGTGGGCGGCTTCGCTGCGAACGATGTTCTGGCAGCGTGCGCGCCGGTCGCGAGGGTGCGGCAGCGTGCAGTCGGGGTCATGGTGCGAGATCCAGCCGGCCGCGAAGCCTGAGTCGAGGAAGTCCTGCACGCTCCGGTGTGTCCGCATGTTGCCGAGGTTCATGGGCGCGAGCCATCGTGCGATGGCTGTCAGCGTCTCGCCACTGAGGAATCGTTCGTACATGGCGCGCACGAGCGGTCCCGTGGTGGGGTCGATCGTGTAACCGGTAGCGCGCTCGTAGGTGTAGCCGAATCGCGGGCGTCCGCTGTGGGGGAGACCGCGCCGCCAGCGCTGTGCGTGCGCCTCGTGCCAACCCTCGCCGATCCGTTCTGATTCGAACGCCGCGAGCTCGGCTAGCACGCCGCGTGAGAATCGACCGCTCGACGTCGTCGCGTCGATCGGCTCCGTAGCAGACTCGAGCCGCCCGCCGATCGATTCGACTCGGTCAAGGGCGATGTTCCAGTCAAGACGGTTGCGCGCAACGCGGCTGATCTTCCAGACCACAAGTCCGTCAGCCTCGCCGGATTCGATCATGGCGATAGCGCGTTCGACTTGGCGCCGCTTCCAGAAACGGCCGGTCAGGTCAAGGTCGGTGAGGATGGACACGAGGTCGTAGCCCATACGGTCGCAGTAGTCGCGTATCGCCCGTTCTTGAAGCTCGGGGCTGATCATCTCATCGCGTTCACGCGAGACGCGGATGTACGCCACGATGCGCGGCAGGGCCGCTTCGACGGCGCGTAGCACGGGGCGGCTCACGAACGTCTCGCTACTGGTCGGAGATGGACCGTTCCGCTTCGGCGAGTACGGCCGCGGGGCTGAGGCCAAGGGCGTGACTGATGTCTGCGAGGTTGGCCACCGTCATCTTGGACTCGCGCCGGAACATCTTGGAGACGTTCGACTGGGAGATGCCGGTTCGACGGGCAATCTCCACTTGGGAGACGAAGGTTTCGCGCGCGTGTGTCCGAAGCAACTCCGCTGCGGCATCGCTGATGGCTGTACCGCTCGGATGCACGATCAGAAGCTAACGACGTCATCTCATTTCTCGGGCTCGGACCGGGCATTACCACGAATCGAATAGCATTGCCGGGATGACGAGATGCCGTGTCTCGTGCAATTTCGGGGGCTGATGAGATGGGCGAACGAGTGCTGGAACGTATGGTGGGGGCCGGAGTGGCTGCGGCAGAGCAGATTGTGTGCGCGACGGATCGCGCGTGCGCGACGCTGTGCGCGGTTGCCCGGCAGGGCCGGATGTGCCCGACTGCTGTTGAGTACATGGAAGAGATTTCCGCCGTTCAGGCGTGAGGCTTGACGCGCCTCATCGCGTCTTCTGCGAACTTCTCGAACGGTATCCCCAGCAGATCGAGCGCGGGGAAGAGGACTCCCATCGGTAGATCCGCTTCCCCGCGCGCTCGCTGGTAGAAAGTGGTGTAGTCGGTTGGCGTGCCGGCCTCGTTCAGCGCGCGTACGAATGGTGCAATCTTGCGCCATCCGCTCGCTGCGATCTCGGCCCGTAGTTGTGCCGCCATCGCCTGCGCCCTGGGGTCATCATTCTTTGCCATGCGGGCAAGCATAGGGCCGCTGCGACCAAGTTTCATGGTCCTTGTAGAGAGTCCACAATCTATCTGTAGCGACTCACAAACTTTGTACGAGAACCAAGAAACGTCACTCTCTCGCCCATTTCTGGCCTAGTTTGGTCCTGTGACCCAAAACCAGTGCTCCACTCCCCGCATTCTTTCCAGCCCGGCCAAGCTCGCCGCAGGCATCCAGTTCCTTCTCGCTGACAACAGCGCAGGACGCAGAGATGTCCCGTGGCTCTCAGAGCGCTCCGGCATTCCGAAGTCGTCATTGCGCCGCAAGATCGCGCGCCCCGAGACCATCACCACCGCGGATCTGTGCGCCCTGGCGGATGCCTTCTCGGTCGACGTCGTAGACCTGTACGCGGCTGGCGACGAAGCCACAACCGCTACGCCACTCGCCGCATGATCACCGAAGCCGAATGGGCCGAACGCGTAGCCCGCGCAGGTCGCGTCCTCGCAGAGGAGTGCGCGCGCATCGATGCAGAACGCGCCGCGGCTGAGCCCATGGCAGAACTGCCAGCCGCCGCTTGAGTCGCGGCGGCTCCGAACGGGCCGCTCGCCCCCCACCCTCCCCCCCTCCTCTCATCCCAACGTGAAGGACTCCATCCCATGAAGGTTCTTGAATTCGATCTGTTCGACGGTGACGCCGCGGCCCGCAATGACGTGGATCGTGACGTCGTCCGCATCCTGGACGGTGTGCCGACGATCGCTGAGGCGGTCGTGGATGCGCGGTTCGCAGGCGGTCCGCTCATCGTGGACACCACTGCTGTGAACGGCGTTCGCGCGGTAACGCTCGAGGTGCCCGGACAGGGGCCATTGCCGCTGCTCCCCGCCGAGGCGCTCACGCTCGCTCGCGCCCTGCTGTCCAGACTCGCTCTCGTCGGGTTCCCGGAGGAGCCGACCCGGGATGCCACCGCGGGCCAGGCGCCCGGCATCGTCGCGTCGTTCACGTGCCCGTGCGGCGTTCGGTGGGATCTCCACGAAGGCGAGGACCGTGAGGCGTTCGACCGTGACGTGATCGAGCACGCGTGCTCGGCGGTGACGGTATGACTCCGCGGGTATCGCTGGACTGCCGCGACGGGCGGCACCTCGCGTGCTTCGAGTCGGGTTCCTGTGACGGATGCCGTTGCCACGTCGGCGTGATCCCCCTCCCCGTGGCGCGCCCCGTTGAGGCGGAAGCGGCATGACTCCCGACGAGGCGCTCGAGGTGTTCGCGCTCAGGCATGTCGAGGACTGCGACAGCTGCCGCGCTCACGTGGCCGCGGCTGTCGAGAACGCTGAGAGGAACGACTAGTGCGTGATGTGAATAGCCCGCTCGGCGTCGCGGCCCGCCCGAACACGGATGCTGAGCTTGCCGCGGTGCGCCGGCTGATCGAACGGCGAACCGCCGAGGGTGCTGAGCGTGTGCAGATTCTGGGCATGCTGCTCCGCGAGGAGACGTCTGGCGTTTGCCGCACATGCTCCCGAAAGATGCGCCCGACGAACATGCGCGCCGCGTTTGCTCCGGGGACCGTGCAGGCGTCCTCGGCGATCGAGTGCACATCCTGCCGGAAGCGCCGTGTGACGAAGGGCGGTCGATGATGGGGCGCGCTCGCCTGTCGGTGACGATGCCTGAGGTTCAGGGGTCGGCGGTCGGTGTGTTCATTGATGTCGCGCCGGACCGGACGGAAGCCCGCCGTCGCGCCGAACAGATCCGATTCCTCGCGGCCAGTGTCGCCGACAACCTCGCGAAGATCCGCGACCTCGTGCACATCGCGAAAGAGTCGAACGATCACGAAGCGCTCGGGTACCCGTCGTGGACGGCATACCTCGCTGACCTGTTCGGCGAGGAGCCGCTGCGCCTCGCCCGCGACGTGCGGCAAGAACTTGTTGCCGAACTCTCGGCGCAGGGGATGAGCACGCGCGCAATCGCGCCGATCGTTGGCGTCACTCCAATGCAGGTTTCGCGGGATGTTCAAGCGGCATCAGGTGTAACAAATGTGACACCTGAACCGGGCGAGATCGAGCCGGTAGCGGCCGAGCTTGACCGCGCGGTGACGGGACTCGACGGCAAGACGTACACGCGGCCCGCCGAGCCGCCGAAGCCGAAACGTCGCCCGATCGCCGACACGGCACGGGACGCGGGGATTGACCTGAGCAGATCCGTTGAGCGTGTCGAGCGGGTGATCGGTGATGACCGATTCTCGCGGAACCGTGACGACGTCGCCCGCGGGATGCGGGCCTACATCGAGAACGCCATCGAGTCGCTAACTGCGGCCCTGGAAACCCTGAACACGGGAGAGAAGGCATGACCACGACGACCGACCCCACCAACGTCTGGGAGACGATCACCCCGGCGCAGGCACTCGAGTACCTCGGGCTGAACTTCGACCGGAACCGCCGAGTGAAACAGCGCAACGTGCAGAAGTTCGCACGCGACATGCGCTCGGGCGCGTGGCGGCTCACGGGAGAGTCGATCAAGTTCGACACGGACGGCCGACTGGTCGACGGGCAGAACCGTCTGCACGCAATTGTCGCCGCTGACGTGCCCGTACGCATGGCAGTGACCTATGGCGTTGAGCCTGAGGTGGTCGTGGTACTCGACTCGGGTGCGGCCAGGAACGCCGCCGACTCGCTGACGATCAGCGGCACGGTGTCGGGCTCGCTCGCGAAGGATGTCGGCGCGGTCGCCCGCCTCCATCTCGCCTGGGAAGCGGGGGAGGTGACGCGTGCTGAGCAACGACTGCCGGATGCGGCGGCATCGATCACAAACACCGAGCTCGCGCGATACGTCGAGGACAATCCATTCCTCATCCATGCGACCCGGTATGTCCAGGCGACCAAGCGTGTGCTGCACTTCCCGGTCGGTCCGCTAGCGGTCGGCTACATCGAGACTGCTCGCGTCGATGAGGAAGACGCGAACCTCTTCATCCACAAGATTCGTGACGGCATCCGACTGGGAACGGGTGACCCGATCCAGACGCTCGAGAAGCGCGTCACCGAGGACCGCTTCAACAAGGACCGCATTCAGCCGGGCACGGCGCTCTACTACTACTTCCGTACGTGGAATGCGTTCCGTTCCGGCGAGCAGCTGAAGAAACTTCAGACCGGCTCGGCCGTCAGCGGCTACACCGAGATCCCGAAGCCGCGATGACCGGGGAACTGAAAGCGGCGCTGAACGCCGCGACGATGCCGCGGCATCTGCTACGCGCGGTGTCAACGCCGGAGACGACCTGCGAGGAGTGGGCGGCGATCCGCGCGACGGGCGCCACGGCATCGGACGCGCACGACATCGCGAACGGTGGCCGCGGAACGCACAAGCGGATCCGGGCCGCGAAGCTCGCGGGCGACGGATTCAAGGGCAATGCGCACACCGCGCGCGGCAATCAGCGCGAGCCGTTCCTGTTGCAGTGGGCGAACGACTTCGTCGCGCAATGCTTCCCGTCGTCGCTGATCTTCGCGCACCCCGGGAACCCCCGTCACATGGCGACGCCTGACGGCTTCGGGTTCGGGTCGACGCCGGCCGAGTCGTTCGGTGTCGAGGTGAAGTCTCACGATCACTCGTGGGAGACGGACGCGATCCCCGCCGAGCACATGGACCAAATGCAGTTCGGGATGTGGGTGACCGGATTCGACAGGTGGCTGTACGTCTGGGAGGTCATGGACGAGGACGGTCACCCGACTCTCGATGACCCGTCGTTCCGATGGGTGAGCCGCGACGAAGTGCGGATCGCGCGTCTCGTGCGCGAGGTCGATCGGTTCCTCGCGTGGTGGGACGCCGGGGCGCCGGATCATGACGACCTCGCAGACGAGATCGATGACGCGCTCGCCGACTACGCACACGGGCTGCGGCTCGGCCGTGAAGGTGAAGCGCTCAAGAAGCCGTCGCGAGTGACGGTCGCCGCCGAGGTGGCCCGGATCGCCGCCGAGTCCGGCGACGACGTCGTGAAGCTCGCCGGCACCCGCGCCGCTCTCGTGTGGAAGGTCGACACGGTCGACGTGCTCGATCGCGAGGCGTGGGCGCTCGGCGATCCCGAGTCGTTCGCCGAGCACGAGGAAGCCCGCCAGAACGCAGCCGACGCGACTGCGCACGCCGACAGCCTCGAGCGCGCGGCGCTCGCCCGATTCAAGACCACGCAACGCAACGAGTCGATGACCATCCGCGGGAACAAGGAGACGAAGGCAGCATGAGCAACGGTTGGCTGGGCGGAGAGAACCAGGACATCGGCGGCGGTCAGCGCGAAGTGCGCTGGCTTACGCCCCCCGAAGTGGTGACGCCCCTCGGCGCGTTCGATCTTGACCCGTGCGGAGCGCCGGGCCACGTGCTCGCCGCCCACACATATCTGCTCGAGAACGGCGACGACGGACTGCGTGACCCGTGGGACGGGCGCGTGTGGCTCAACCCGCCGTATGGGCGCATGGCTGAGCCATTCCTCCGGAAGCTCGCCGACCACGGAAGGGGGACGGCGCTCATCTTCGCGCGCACCGAGACGCGCGTGTTCCACGAGCAAGTGTGGGGACGTGCATCGGCGGTGCTGTTCCTCTTCGGTCGGCTCAACTTCCTGAATGCGCAGGGCGAACGAGCGAAGGCGAACGCGGGTGCGCCATCGTGCCTGGTCGCATATGGCGACGCTGACGCCGAAGCTCTCCGCACCGCAGGTATCGCAGGCGCATTCGTAGACCTTCGTCACGGATTGGAGCAGGCAGCATGACGAATCCGACAACTGACTACGTCGCCGAGACGCTCGCCGAGTACGAACGACTCGCGATCGGGACGGGCGCGCGGGTCGCGTTCGACGCTCCCGAGTTCACGAGGTACGGGGATGTCTGGTCGCAGGTGTGGCTGGACGATGAGCCGCCCGCCGCCGCCCGGGCGACAGTGTACCGCGACGGCGCGGCGACGACCGTTGTCCGCCTGTGGCGTGACCACCTTCCCGCGGATGATGATTGGCGCGCGCTATGGGAGGCGCGGCCGATGCCGCTGTTCGGCGCGTTCGTGCGCCGTGACGCGATCCGTCACGGGTTCCGTGATGTGATCGGCGATCGGCGCGAGCCCGACGAGATCGCGCCCGAGCCGGTCGCCGAGGTGCGCGACTTCGCCGCCGAGCTCGCCGCTACGAAGACTGTCGCCGAGGTCGACGCGCTCGCGCGTGCGGTGCGTGCCGTACCCGGTGCGATGACTCCCGCGTTCGAGTCCGAGTTCCGACGTCGCCGCGCCCTTCTCGCGGAGCCGGTACAGCATCGCCGCCCGCGGGGTGGCATCGTCGTTCCCCTCTCGCGGGAGGTTGCCGAGGAACTCGGGGTGGTGCGCACGGCCGCAATGCCGACGCCGCGCCCGCCTGCTCCCGGCGTGCACACGCTGTCCGAGGTCACGAAGCCTCGCAACGCCCGCAAGGGTGAGTCGCGCGCCGGCCGGGACTCGGGGAAGCGTCGGAACGGGGGGCGGTCGTGACTGACCTCGTGGCACCCGCGACCATCGGGGGAATCGTCGGCGCTCCCCGTCACGACGTCGACCACATCGGCCGGGCCGTATCCGACGACGCGACCGTGTACGTCCTGCACTCCGCTGAGTGCGTCGCCGAGTACGACGACCTTCGCGAGTGCCCGTTCTCTCAGGCGCTCGATCGCGGCGTAGACGGTGGCGTGTGGGAGCACTTCGAGGATGTGCCCGTGGTGCTCGCGATCAACGCGGACTGGGGCGACCTCGAGCCGGTGCGGGTGGTGACGGTATGAGCGACGTGCAAGCGAGATTCGCCGAGCAGCGCGACCGTGCCGAGGCGCTGGTTGATCAGTCGGCCGAGGATCCGCTGACGATCGCCCGGACCCTGCATCACCTGTCGATGCTGTCGCGGGAGATGAACAAGACGATCGCGGATCTCGCGACCCGCGCCGCGGATATCCGGATTGACGCCGACGCGCGCCGCGCCCGCCTCATCGACCAAGCGCAGGAGAAGGGGCTGACCCTCGCGCGCGCGCGCGACCGCGCCACATACGAGACCCGCGAGGACCGCCGCGCCGCCGAGCAGGCTGACGTGGTCGTGGACTACGCCAAGCGCACTCAGGCGTCCGTGAACCGTCGGCACTTCGAACTGATGAGCCTGAACCGCACGACCGACCGGGAGACGCGATGACCGCGCAGACCTTCGCGACAATCGTCGCTGACCCGCCGTGGCCGCTGAAGGGCGGCGGCTCTCTGAGGGGGGGCGTAGGCGAGGGGTTCAGGCACGACGGCCCGGTGCTGTCCAAGCCGCTCCCATATCCGACGATGTCTCTCGCGGAGATCGAGGGCATGGCAGTGCGTGACGTCGCCGCGCCTGATGCGCACTGCTACATCTGGACGACGAACGGGTTCCTTGACGCGGCGTTCGACGTGATGCGCGCGTGGGGTTTCAAGTACTCCACGACTCTGGTGTGGGCGAAGAATCCGATCGGCGCGGGGCTGGGCGGCGCGCACGGGATCGCGACTGAGTTCTGTCTGTTCGGTCGTCGCGGGACGCTCCCTGCGATCGGGCGTTCGCGCACGAACTGGTGGAACTGGAAGCGCCCCTACGACGAGCGCGGCAAGCCGCGCCACTCGGCGAAGCCGCCCGCGTTCTTCGACATGGTCGAGGCGATCAGCCCAGGACCGTACCTCGAACTGTTCGCGAGGGACGCCCGCCCCGGCTGGTCGGCGTGGGGCAATCAGGCGCCCGGAGGTCTTGAGCTCGATCTCATCAGCGATCGGGTCGCCGCGTGACAGTCGAGGCGGTCGCCCGGCTCGGGTCGCTGCTGACGGTGTGCGCGCGCTGCGGCGTTGAGCGCGCTGAGCATCACGGCCCGTCCGTCGCGCACCGATACGAGGGCCTGTCGCAGAGGGAAGCCGAACGCATGGTGCAGGAAGAGGCGAAGAACGGATGAGCAAGGCAGGAGAGTTCCCCGCCGACGTCGTGACGCTGATCTGGATACGCGATCAGGGTTCGTGCGCGATGTGCGGGCGGGCGTTGCTGGCGACCCGGCGCGGACTCCCGGACTATGAGGGCGGCTGGTCGGTGCAACACCGCGAGGCGCGGGGGAAGGGCGGCGCCTCTCGGAAGCATGGCCGCGACGTGCGGCCGTGGCTCACGCGCGCATCGAACGGCGTCCTGATGTGCGGCGACGGCGTGACCGGATGTCACGGCGACGTCGAGACACGGAACCGTGGCGAAGGGTTCGCGCTCGGATTCGTCGTGTCCGCGATCGGCGTACGACGCCCGGCGTCGGTGCCGATCAAGCACGCACTGCACGGATGGGTGACCCTCACCGACGCAGGAGGATTCGAGCCCGCTGAGGCTCCCGAAGAGGAAGCGATCGCAGCATGACCCCGCGGATTGTCGCCGTAGACCACTTCGCCGGAACCGGCTGGGGCGTGGCCTGCCACTGGCTGGGCATCCTCGAGTACGGCGTGGAGAAGATGCATGAGGCGATTCGCACGCGCACTCGCGCGGGCTTCCGCACGATCTACCGCGATGTCTGGTCGGGGCTGTTTCATCCGTGGCTCGTGCCCGCGCACCGCCTCTACATCGCGTCGCCTCCATGCCAGACGTTCAGCGTCGCCGGCCGCGGCGAAGGGCGGAAGGCGCTCGATCAGGTGCTCGCGCTCGTTGCGTCGGGTGCGTGGAAGGATCCGGCGAAGTTGCTCGCGGCGGGTGGAGATCTCGGCGACGAGCGGACCGCGCTCGTGCTGACGCCGCTCGCGCACATCTGGGCACACCGTCCCGAACTCATAGCGCTCGAGCAGGTGCCGACCGTCCTCCCGGTGTGGGAGGCAATCGCTGAGGTGCTGCGCGGGCTCGGTTACTCGGTCTGGACCGGGAACATGCAGGCGGAACAGTACGGCGTCCCGCAAACGCGCAAGCGGGCAATCCTGATCGCCCGTGCTGACGGCGTGGAGGCTCGCCCACCCATCCCCACGCATTCCCGCTACTACTCGCGGACCCCCGAGAAGCTCGATCCGGGCGTCGCGAAATGGGTCAGCATGGCCGAGGCGCTCGGCTGGGGCATGACCGAACGCCCGTATCCGACGATCGCGACCGGCACCGAGAATGGCGGCACGGATCCGGCCGCGCTGGGCGGGTCGGGCGCACGGCGCACTGTCTATGGTGAGCGAGAGGCTGGACGGTGGGAATCGTCCGGCGATGCCGACAATGACGGCGGAATCCTCCGGTTGCAAGCGCCGGAAGCTGCGGCGTTGCAGACGTACCCGACCGGATGGGGATTCACCGACCGTCCCGCGATGACCGTCCACGGTCACGGGTTGCTGACGCGCGGCCCGTCCGGTCAGAAACAGGCGATCTCCGCGGGGCTCGAGGACGGATCTTTCCTGCCGCGCCCGCCGTACACCGTCGAGACGGCTCGCAAGTCGGGTGAGCAACGGGAAGACTACGTGTCGCTGTCTGATCGGTACGAGCCCGACGCGGTGAATTTCACCGTCGAAGAGGCGGCGGTGTTGCAGTCGTACCCGCGGTGGGCGTTCGAGCGTCCGGCGACGACGATCGCGGGTGACTCTCGCGTGTGGGCGCCCGGCCACAAGGTGAACGCGTCGGACATCGCGCGACTGGGTGAGCACGCCGCGCGCGAGAAGTACGGCGACCGAGCCGGGACTGGCGCCTATCGTGCGACGGTCGCCGAAGCGAGCACGCTTCAGACCTACCCGCAGCCGTTCCCGTTCCAGGGGAACCGTGGCAAGCAGTTCTTGCAGATCGGGAACGCGGTCCCGCCGCTAATGGCGCACGCGATCATCCGTGAATTGGTGCAACCCGCGGCCGTGGTCTCGCGTCCGGCTGAGGTTGTCGAACTCGCGGCCGAGGTGTCGCTTTGGGATCAGGTGTTCGACGGGATCGCGGCGTGAGCGTGACGCCGTGAGCGAACTCGTGACAGCGGGGTTTGCCGCGTGGCGTGAGTGCCGGGAGGAGTACGACCGCTGGTTGCTGGTCGCGTACGAGCGGGCCGCTGAGGCATGCAAGGACCGGCTGGTGAACGAGCGTGGCCGACGTGCCGGGATCGAACCGCTCTCGCTGTTCATGGGGACTTGGGTTCGTGCGCGTGCGTACGCGTCGCCGGAACTCCTCGAGCACTGGGAGTCGTTTCCGCGGGTGACGTTCGCTGACTTCGAACACCGCTGGGCGCGTGAGCGTGAGGCCGAGATCGCGGGGTACGCGGCATGAAGGACGGCGGCTGGACCCTGGGTGAGAAGGGGTGGGATCTCCACCCTTCGGAGCGCTCCCGCGTGGACCGGGAGCGAGCTGCGGAGTTCGCGCGGATCGACGCCACGCACGCCCGCACGTGTCAGCCGTGCGCGCTTTGCGGGCAGCTGGCCCGCGATCTCGACAAGTTCGGGCTGTGCTCGAAGAACCGCGGCGAGCACGCCGAATGGCGGGTCGATGTGTCCACCGATGAGAAGGCGAAGGCGAGGCCATGAAGCGTCCGACGACAGGAACCGTGTACGCCGTGTACTGGCCGGCCGAGGGTGTGCTGAAGGTCGGGATCATGTGGCGCGAGTCGCGGATCCGGGATCTCATCGCGACGGGCGGCGAGGTGCTGATGATGATGCGCGATAGCCCGGCCGCGTGGGAGAGGTACGCGCTGCGCGAGCTCGCGAAGGTGTGGCCGCGCGCGTTCGACAGTGCCCGTGATTCTGAACCGATCCTGCGCCGTGGGCGCGGGTTCACCGAGTGCTATCGGGTGTCGATCGAGGAACTGCCCGCAGCGGTCGACGCCATTCTGAGAGGGACCGTCATCTATGACGTTGAGCAGGCCAAGAACGATGACCGTCGCAGCGTTCCGGCAGATCCGGAACCTGCCTCCCGACGTGCGAGCGACCGCCGAGGGGCTGCGGATGCACGCCGACGACCACGGCCGGGGGTTCGTGGAGTTGAGGCAGATCCTCGCGGACGTGTACCCGCAGACGTCGGAGGTGACCGAGTCCGTGCTGGTGGATCACCTGCTCGCGCTTGCCGAGGCAGGGGTGATCGCGCTGTACGAGCACGGCGGGGTGTCGTGTTACGAGTTCACGATCTGGGGTCGCGTGGACCGGCCGAACGAATCGGACATCCCCACGGCACCGGCTTTCGCGAGAGCTTCGCGAGACTCTCGCGAGAGGTTCGTGGCGGGGGAGAGAGAGGGCGAGCGGGAGAGCGAGAGGGTGTGGGAGCAAGAGGGCGAGCGTGCGCGAGAGACTCCATCCGCCCGCATGTCGCGAGAAGTGCTCCCACCCGACCCGTTCTGTCCCGATCACCCGGACGGAACCCTCGAGCCGTGCATCGCCTGCCAGAACGCCCGCCTACTCAACAAGAGGTTCCTGGATATCCGGCGTTGGGAGATGCGGCAGGGAGCGGATGACGAACCGTTCTGACGACGGAGATCCGGACTGGTGGTCGCTGATCGACAGGGAAGCCGCGATGCGTGAGCAGTTCCCGCCGATCGCGAAGGTTCGGCACGAGCGCCCCGGATGCGCGGCCGACATCGAACGCCAACGGCTGTACCGCGAGGCCACGGAACTGGCGAAGGCGCGAGACCGGGAGGCGCGGTGGCGGGCCGCTGTTGCGGCGAACGCGCGACGTCGGGAGCAGGCGAAGCGCCGCAAGAGGAATGCCGCGTACAAGGCGCGGCGGCAAGACAGAGATGAGAGAAGGGCAGCATGACAGGCGAGACGATCATCACCGTTGTGGGGAACCTCACCGCAGATCCAGAACTCAGGTACACGCAGGCAGGGCTTCCGGTGGTGAACTTCACCATCGCGTCGACCCCACGCAACTTCGACCGTCAGGCGAACGAGTGGAAGGACGGCGAAGCGCTGTTCCTCCGGGCGTCCGTGTGGCGCGAGTTCGCGGAGCATGTGGCCGGGTCGCTGACGAAGGGCATGCGCGTGATCGCGACGGGCCGACTCAAGCAACGGTCGTATCAGGACCGCGAGGGCAACACCCGGACCGCGATCGAGCTCGAGGTGGATGAGATCGGGCCTTCGCTGCGATACGCGACGGCGGTCGTCACCCGTGCGGCGTCGACCGGGCGGAGCGCCCAGGGGTCCGCGCCGGCCGCTGGTGACGCGTGGGCGGTCCCGGCCGGGCCGGGTGACGCGTTCCCGCCCGCGGGTTCCTACGGCGACGACACCCCGTTCTGATGACCAGGGTTCAGATGCTCGCGGACTCGGGCGAGTGGCAAGACTTGGGGCCGGTTCGTAAGGTCACCTTCGAGCCGTTCGAGCGGGAGTCCACGTCGGAGCGCGTCACGATGTCGACGGGGTCGGAGTGGAGTCTGTCGATGAACTATGTCGGCGGCGACGCGAGCCCGCTTCGCGAACTGCTCGAGCGGCTCGAGCGTGAGGCGCGGTGGCGGCGCTGGGCCGGTCGCACATGGCTCAGTGTCCCGCTCCGGTCGCTGCGGTGCCGTCTCGGGGCGTGGGAAATCGAGTTGCTGCCGTGGCAGGCGAGGGTCATGGATGCCGTGTTGAGCGGGAAGCGGCTCGAGGTCGATTGGCGGCGTCGTGGCTGAGCGGGGTTGTGTTCGGTGCCGCGTGCCTGACATGCACTTCGCGGTGTGCCCGTGGTTCGGGGTGGGTGAGGAGCGGGAGTCGTCGCCGTGGCCGCGGTGCACTGGGTGCGTGCCGGTCGCGGCTCGCGAGAGTACGTGGATCTGTGAGCGCTGCTACCGGCGTGCGACGCGGGCTCTTGACGACGTCGCGGATCTGGTCGGGTCGATCCGGTCGAAGGCGGATCCGATGAAGTCGGGATGGAACTTCGACCGGCTCGCCGTGTCGTCGTCTCGCGTGGATGTGCCGGCCCCGGTCGCCGCCGACCACATCGACGCGTCGAACGATCTCGTGCGCGGCCTCCGCGCGTGGGCGCTGCTGGTGCAGTTCGGCAAGGGGCACCCGTGGCGAGCGGAACCGCTCGAGGCGGGGATCTCGGACGAGGACGCGTACGAGGATGCGAACGGGTGCGCCGAGGTCATCATCGACGCATTCGACCGGCTCGCGAACGACCCTGACCTGATCGGGCACCTGGTCGCGTTCCTCTGCGATCCTGTCATTCCGGACGCGCCGGGTCAGTGGACGGTGCAGGCGGCGGCACAGAAGTGGCCGCTTGAGGATCGCGAGCGGTGGGCGTCGACCCCGTGCCCGGAGTGCGACTGCAAGACGGTGCGGATCCGCCCGCCGCGTGGTGTGCGCCGCCCGGCCCGCTTCCGCTGCACGACGTGTGAGTGGGAGCGCAACGACCGGGACGACTCGGGGCTGTGGGCGGAACTGTTCGCCGAGGAGGAGCGGGCGCGTGATATCCCGCTCGGCGACCCGAAGCGGACGACGGCGCACGATCCGCGGTGGATGACGTTGGCCGACGCCGCGCGTCTCGTCGGCGTCCCCGAGTCGAAAGTGCGCGGGTGGGCCGATCAGGGCGCGGTGCAACGCAGTCCCGAGGGGCGCTACTGGCGTGAGGACGTGCAAGCGAGGTCGGGGGCGCTCGGTGTTGGCCGACTGCTCGCGGCGATGGATGCAGAAAGCGCCGCGGTCGACGCGGCGGCATGACGAAAGGGCAGGGGATATGGCAGAGACGAGTGAAGTCGCGGTCGCGCGGGCCGCGGTCGCGTTCGCTGACGGGTTCGACAACGGCGTGATGCACGGCTATGCGCTCGCGGGCTCGGACGCCGTGGCGCGGGTGCTCGCGGTGCGCGGCGACGTCGTGGCGGCGCTCGATGCCTACGCGAAGGCACGGTGGACCCACGAGGGCATCGACACGTGGGCGCGGGTTGCTCACGATCTGCTCGAGGTGGTTCGCGAAGCGCTGTCGGGGGAGGACTCCGACGAGCTCGCGGACGCGACAGTGCTCGGCGACGTCGTGGCAGAGCGTGGTCGTCAGGATCGCAAGTGGGGACCGCCGACCGATCGTGAGGACGGAACGGGCGGCGTGGTATGGGAGCAGCTCGCCGAGTCGGCGAAGACGCAATCCGACTTCGCCGCCCGCGCGGGCACCCTGACGTGGCGGCACATCCTCACTGAGGAAGTGCGCGAGGCGTACGCCGAGTCCGACCCCGTGAAGCTGCGCGCCGAACTGATCCAGGTCGCGGCGGTGGCGGTGAAGTGGGTACGGATGATCGACGCGCGACCCGCGCCGGCCGTCGAGATGAGGGCCGCTGCGTGAGCGACGGCGATCGGTGGCTGACGCTCACGGATGCCGCGAAGCGCGTCGGCCGGTCTGAGCGCACGATCCGGAATTGGGTCGCGTGGGAGGAGATCAAGCCGACAATGAAGCGGTTCCGTGAGTCGGAACTGATCGCCGTTGACAAGCGGATGCGGGCGCGTGTCGGGCGCCCACGGAAGGCGAAGGCGTGAAGTCGTGTGCGTGGTGTCGCGGGCCGATCCCCGCGACACTTCGCGCCGACGCGATCTGCTGTTCGAAGCGGTGCAGGCAGGCGCGCCACCGCTTCACGTCGGGCGTAGGTGTCGCGCCCGACGTCGGCGACGACGTGTTGAGGCTCGCGTACGCGGACCCGCCATACCCGGGCCTGTCGCGCCGCTACTACGGCAACCATCCGGACTATGCGGGCGAGGTCGACCATAGGCGTCTCGTTGAGCAGCTCTCGACGTTTGACGGGTGGGCGCTGTCGACGTCGGCCCGCGCGCTTCAGGATGTGCTCGCGCTCTGCCCGCCCGGGGCTCAGGTGGCGGCATGGGTGCGGGGCGAGCGGCCGACGCGCAGCGCGGGGCCGCTGAACGCGTGGGAACCGGTCATCTACTGGGGTGGGCGTCGGGATCCGTCGCGGTCCACCGCGGCGGGTGAGAAGGTGTCGCGCGGGCCCATGCGACACGTCGCGGGCGACTCGAGCGACGCGTTCTGCACGTGCGCACGGCCGGTCCTCGGGCGGCATTCGCCGATCTGCCCGCGGTCACCTGGTGGACACGATGCGTCGCGCCGCGCGGCCGCGGACGCGTCGGCAACGGACGCTGACGACGCGTCTCACGGATCCGCGCGACGGGTTGACGTGCTGACCTATCGGCCTGGCGCTCGGACAACCGAGCCGGGCCGCGTGGTCGGCGCGAAGCCTGCCGCGTTCTGTCGGTGGATGTTCGACCTTCTCGGCGCTGAGCCGCAGGACGAGTTCACGGACCTATTCGCCGGATCGGGTGGCGTCGCTCGAGCATGGGAGACGTTCGCCGGGAAGGCCGCGTGACCCGATCGGCGAAGGAACTTCGCGACGCGACCCAAAACCTTTCAAACGTTGCCAAGTAGTGTGTTAGGCTACGCGTGCGGGATAATTGTCCTGACTGGAACCCCTCGGCATCGCCGGGGGGTTTCGTCGTTCCCGGCTCATGCTCGCGCTCGCTGACCACACGCCACACACCTGGATCCTGGGCGGTCGATGGTTCGGCGGGCGCGCCCCTTTCGCCCTTCGCGCGTGCGCGCGTGGGCGTGTCTGGCCTCCTTGGGATGGGAGACAGCAACCGCGGATGCTGTGACAATGCGCGGCGCGTGACCCGGCGCGAGTGAACCGGGGGAGCGGGCGCCCATACGGGGGTGGTGGGCGCCCGCTCCGCTCAAGTACCTCGGCCCTCGGCGATCTCGCCCGGGGCCTTTCGCATGTTCGAGAGGGGCAGATCGTGACTCTTTGGCCGAATGGCAAGACGACGCAGCCGACCGTGTCGAGCGGGTTCGGGCCGCGGAAGGGTGGCTACTCTGGCCACCACGACGGCGTTGACTTCATCGGATACTCCGACGTCGTCGCCGTGCTCCCGGGCACGGTGACGTGGGCGGGCTGGTACAACGGTGCCGCCGGCAACGGCGTCGTCGTCGTCCCTGACGGGCACCCGGGCGTGGAGATCAAGCACTTCCACCCGGCCTCCGTCGCGATCGCGAAGGGCTCGCGTGTCGCGGCCGGTCAGAAGATCGCGAAGGCTGGCAAGACCGGCAACGCGACTGGTGTTTGCGACCACTTCGAGATCCGGGTGAACAATGTGCCCGTCGATCCGATCGCGTGGCTCAAGGCGAACGGCCTCGGCGCCGCGCCGGCCGCGGGCGTGACGGTCGCTCGTGACGTGCGCCTGGTGCAGGCGGTCGTCGGCGCGGCGACTGACGGCGTGTACGGCCCGGACACTACGGCCAAGGTCAAGGCGTGGCAGAAGGCGCGAGGCCTGGCCGCTGACGGCGTGTGGGGTCCGAAGTCCGACGCCGCCGCGTTCACCGCTGACGGCCTGTGGGGCGTCATCACGACGCGCGTCCTTCAGTACCGGCTCGGCGTGAAGATCGATGGTGCCCTCGGTGACGAGACGTACACCGCACTTCAGCGCAAGATCGGCGTCAACGCTGACGGCGCCTTCGGTCCGCGCTCGCGCGAGGGTCTTCAGCGCTGGCTCGGCGTCACCGCTGACGGCGTCGTTGGGCCGGTCACGATCAAGGCGCTTCAGTCGCGGATCTTCGGCGGCGCGATCTGATGCGCCGCCGCATCGCCGTTGGGGTCGGCCTTGCCGCGGGTGCGGCGGGGCTGGCCCTGGCAGGGGTGGCCGTCGTGGGGCTGATTGCGGCGACGACAGCTGCGGTCGACGTGGTGCGCGGTTTCGCCGCGCTGCTGGCCGTGTTTGCGGCCGGCGCCGCGCTCTGAGCGGGAGGGGGAGCGGATGCCGGTATGGGCGGCGATCATCGTCGCGGTAGTCGCCGCGTCGGGCGGGGTGCTCGGTGCGTGGGCAGTGTTCGCCAAGAGCGCTCGCGACGACCGGCAGCTGCTCATCGATCAGCTTCAGGAAGAGCGCAACGCGACCGAGTCGCGCGCCGCTCAGGACCGAGCCGCGTTCACGGCTCAGGTCGATCGGCTTTGGACGGACAAGGCCGCGTCCCGTGAGCACGTGAACGCGCTCCGGGATCACATCTGGCAGCGCAAGCCGCCGCCGCCGCCCGAGCCGGGCGAGGGCTACATCCACTGACGAAGGGGGGGGAAGCCATGCGCGCTTTCTTCACCCGCGCTGCGGGTTGGTTCACCGATTCGCGCCGCGCCGCGGTGCAGGCGCTCATCACGTCGGGGCTGACGTTGCTGGCCGCGTTGGGGCAGATGTCGGGGGAGCAGTCGGCGGCGCTGGCGACGTTCGCGGCATCCGTGCTCATCCTCGTGCAGGGCGGCATCGGGCTTGCGTTGCTGCGCGCCTCCGACGCGTATACGTGGTTCGATACGGCGGGTCGCGCGGCGATCTACGGTGTTGCCGCGGCGCTCGGTCCGGTCGGTGTCGCCTTCCAACTGTGGGGGCCTGAGACGACTGAGCGGTTCGTGGCGCTCGCTACCGTGCTCGCGTCGATGCTGGCCGCGTTCGTGCAGGTCGTGAACACGCAGACCCTCGCCCAGCAGGCGCCGGACGTCGCGGCGGAGATCGCCGACACGGCCCCGGAGGCGCTCGCGACCTTCAGCGGCTCGCTCGAGGCAGAGGCTTTCGCGGTCCCGATGACGCTAGACGATCGCGCGTGGGCGGAGTGGGTGCCACCTCTCGCCGGCCTCCGTGTCGGCGTGTACGCGCCGAACATTGGCCGCGGCCTGTTGGACACGGCGGCGGTGCGCGAGTACCTCGAGCCCGAGCACGTCGGATCCGTCACTCAGCTGTGCGACTTCGCTGAGTTCCACGGCCTGTCTCTCGACCTCGTGCTGACGACGGTCCCGATCACCCGGGGTTTGCTCGCCGAGTCCGAGCCCTCGCTGTTCATGTCGACGGTCAGCGAAGACCGTGTCCGGTTCATCGGCTGATGATTGGCCCGATTGCCGAGACGGCGTCGTTCAGTGTCGTCGCGCCGCACCCGGCCCCACCGCCTCCGATCGAGGCGCTCGTGTCGTTCCACGCCGACCCGCCTGAGCGGGCGATCTCGCGTGAGGAACGCGAAATCATCGCCCGTCGTGCGCCTGGCCGCATGAGCTTCTAGAGACTTGGAGTGACCACCTGATGCCCTACCCCGAATACATCCCGACCCGTGTTGTCTCGATCGGCGGTGCGGCCGTACTCGAGTCCGGGGCGCTGCTCAAGGTTCAGGTGTCGGTCGTCTCGTCGCGCTCGCTGGTCTGGGACGCGACGGGCTACCGCTTCGAGCGGGGCGGCATCGCGGTCCAGTCCGAGCTCGGTAGCGAGATCCAGCTGATTCTTCCGCGCACGGACGTGCCGGGTTGGAAGGATGCGTCCACGGGTGCGGTGCTCGATGTGTCGGCGGATGACGCGTACTCGCACCGCTACACGGCAACGGTTGCGTTCGCTGACGCGAACGACCGCACGGCGATCGGAGCTGGACGGTACGAGATCGGTCCGTTTGTCGTCCCTGAAGGCGAAGGCGTGATCGACCTCGACAAGATGGTTCCCGCTTCGACCATTGCCGGCGACGCGATCTCGATCCCGGATCTCTGGGGGCAGCTGGTCGCAGACGCCCAGGCGGCGGCATCCGACGCCCAGGCTGCGCTGGTGGACTCGGACACCTTCATTGCATCGCAGATCACGACCCCCGGCACCGAGACCGAAACTGCACTAAGGGGCACCATTGATGGAGAGATTATTGCCGACGTGGAGCGCACCGTCGCGGGTGCGTGGCGCTTCGGCCGAGCACCATCCCTGCACGGCGCGGCGGGTGCGGCGATCGACTTCAAGAGCCCCGGCGACACGCGCGCTGGCGCGTGGAATCTCCGCTTCAACGGAGACTTCGGCTACGGCGTGCACGCACCCATCGGCCCTGACACCACACCGGGCACGTTCTGGGGCGCTATCGGCGGCGACTGGGGGTACGGCGGCGGCTGGCTCTTCACCATGAAAGCGGGCGGCGTCGGCATCGAGGCCATCGGCAACCCGTCGATGACAGCCCCCGCGGTGCTCCGCGTCACCCAGTGGTCAAAGTCCGGACGCGGCGCATCCTTCGATAACAAGGTCGGCGTCAACCCGGTGGCGTTCTTCCTCTCAAAGGGGGAAGGCTTCTCAGACGGAGCCACGAGCCTGGCAAACCCGACCAAGCTCACATCGGCCACGGCGAACTTCGCCGTGGGAGACGTCGGGTCGGTGATCTCGCAGACCACCAGCCGCGGCGAAGGGTTCGTCATCCCGTCTGGGACCACGATCATCGCGCGCGACTCGGCCACGCAGGTCACCCTGTCGCAGCCGGTCACCGGCAACGCCTCCGGAATCAATTTCCAGATCTCCACTCGGTCGCCAGCATCCAGCCAGAAATGGGTGGAGTTCTATGACCAAGACGGTGTGATCCGGGCGGAGTTGGCTCCGAACCTGTTCAAGCTGGTGGGCCAGAACCTCGACGTGCGCGCGAACACCGCCAACCCGCCGCGCGTCTTCGGAACGGCGAACGACCTCCGGTTCTACCAGTACAACGCGGGCGGTTCGAACTACTGGGCGACGTATCTCCAAGCGTCGGGTGGCACATTCCGCATCCGGTCGTACGCACCCGCTGGCGTCGGCTCAGAGTCAACGTTCACCGACATGATCCGAATCGTGAAGGACCAGATCGGATTCTTCGGTGCCACTCCGGTCGGGCAGCCGACCATTTCCGGGTCGCGTGGCGGGAACGCAGCGCTGGCAGCACTCCTCACCTTCCTCGCCTCGCGAGGCGACATCATCGATGGGACTACAGCATGAACCCCAACCCTTTGGCCACGCTCGGCCTCATCGCCGCTCTGTATGAGAGCGGCGAAGCAACGGCAGCGCAACTCACGCAGGCGCAGCAACGAATCGGACAGCTGGAGTCCCTCGTGGCCGAACGTGACAGCCAGATCGCCCAGCTCGTTGAGCAGCGCGACGCTCAGGCGGCCACCTCGTAGCGCAAACCTACGATTCGCGCGAGGAAGCCAGCCGGCGGAGCACAGCCTGCAGGGAATCGAAGAGATCCATCATGTCGCCGCCGTCGACAACCGACCACAGCGGCGCACCGTTCATCTGGGGCTCCAGGGTGATACTCGCGAACGATGCGGAAAACTTCGGCTCACCACGTTGGAAGCTGAAGTTTCCGCCGTGCGCGAAGGCGTTTCTGAGGTGCCGTGCGAACTGGAGGACGGGTTCGTGCCGGTAGTCGTCGCTGAGAAGTCCCAGCTCGGCCAGCCCGTTCACAAGCTGCGCGAATGCTCCAGCGAGGAGAGAGTGACCAGCCAAGACCTGATGGTAGTCACCGCTCGCGACCCGTTGGATGTACGTCGCGACCGCGGCCTCTCCGTCCACGTCGAAGGTCGTCCCGTCTCGCCGCACGAAGTGGACGATGACCCGAGGGTCCCACGCGAGCCAGGCTGTGCCGTTGCCTTGCGGAGCGTCGTGAAGAGTCTGGATGGCGGCGACTTGCGCAGTGGTGATCGTTCGGAGCTCATCTATCCAGTCCGCAGCGGCGGCGAAGGTAGTTGGCATCGGCACGCCGCGAGCCTACCGGGCTACTCCGCCCGTGAATTGGGCGCGCCAACGCGCCAGGTGGATGACGCCCCCACCAAAGGAACGCGTTAGCTTGGTCGATACGACCATGGCTAATGGCGAGTGTGGAGGTACCATGAGCGTCATGCTGACGGAGCCGGAACTGCGGGACGCGATTGCAAGCCTGCGACGTACCGCGCGCGACCTCCGAGCGCGGAAGCGGCTCGACGCGGCGCGCGAGATCGAGGCCGCCCTGGCGACCCGTGAAGCGGAACTCGCGGCGCTAGCCTGACGGGATGACTCCTCAGGCGCGTGGTGTGGTCCCTCCGGAGCGCGTGGAAGCGATCCTCGCCGCACAGAAGTTCGCCGCGGACGCGGAACGGCTGCTGAAGGAAGTCACGGTGGACGCGCTCGTCAGGGGTGCGTCGTTCCCGGAACTCTCCAAGGCGACTGGGATCTCCACATCAACGCTCCAACGGTGGGTGCGCGAGCTTGGAGCGACCCCCGCCGGCCGTCGCCGTGAGGGGGACTGGAAGCACGGCAACGACGTGTGGTTGCAGCGCATCCAGACCATGAAGGATCAGGGCATCATCCGCGACTGATCCTCGTGAGCCTGCTCATCATGATGATGAGCAAGTTCCCTGGCGATCGTCGCCATGCATGACCCGACCGGCAACGGTCGAACAACGCCTTAGTTTGAGTCGCGGCCGAGCTCGCCCCAGTGAGCAATCGGCCCGCCCCCGGGGCCGTGCGTGGCGAGGTATGCCGCATGGACTCGCCTCGCGCCTTCACGCAGCGTGCTCGCCCAGCCGATGACGTCGCCGCCCACTGAGCAGCGGTATCGGACCTCGGCGCCGTCGTTGACTCGCCGGATCTCGATCGTGCCGTACTCGCGCCCCTGAGGGTCGACCATGCGCCACACGCCGGCCGGTCCTTCGACGGCGGCGAGGATCGGGTGCCAGTCGGTCGCCATGCGCTGAGGGTACGCCGACGCCTCCGACATTGAGGGGGTCAGGATGCCTCACCACGCGGAGAAGCTGAGCGCGACGGAGTACGCGCGCCTGCTCGCGATCGTGTGCCCGCCCGGTTCGGTCTGCTGGCTGTGTCGGGGGGCGCGTGGGCCGATCCGCTTCGATCTGCGTCCACGCCACAGCCTCGGGCCGTCCCTTGACCACGTGATGCCCGCCTCACGGGGTGGCACGTGGGATCTGTGGAACCTTCGCCCGGCCCATTACGGGTGCAACGCGGCCCGCCGCGATCGTGCACCGTCCATCCCACGCGGCCAGCGTTCGTCCCGATGGGCGCGCGCCGGCCGCAAGAACGAAAGTTGAGAGCACATGGCAGAGCCGAACCGCCCGGACCCGAACCGACCGCTGTTCATCGACAACAGCTTCATCAGCGTGCCCGTGTCGACCGCGGCGCAACGAGCTATCGCCAAGTGCATGCGGGCTCACAGCGACGAGCTTGACGCCGCCCTCGCGCCCTTCGGCCTGTCCTCGGGAGACATCGTCGTTCCCGAGTACGAGCGCATCGTACGGGTGAGCGAGATCGCCGGGCTTGCCGGGACTATCCCCGCGACGCGGGGCACCGATGGGTAACGCTGCACGTAAGGCCCGCAAGCGCGCTGGCATCCAGCATGTGAAGCCGGTCAAGGTGCCGACGTCGCCTTACCTGCGACCGGGGACCGTCCCGACGTTGGGGTTCACGTCTCGGGCGGAGATCCTCGCTGGCATTGTCATCCGTGATGCGCTGCGTGATGAGACTCGTCGCGTCCGTTCGTCGTTGCCTCGCGGGGTGGGGCCGATGCTCCGCTCTGCCGGTGACGCACGGGGGTGGGTGGACCGGCGCCCGCGTCCGTTCCTCGCTCGCCGCCGCCGAGGCTGACGCGCGACGCGCGACCGCGAGCGTCGCCGCCCAACTCGACCCGTTTTTTTGCAGGCCCGGGGGTCGAGATCACCCGCGAGCCAACTGGTTTTCTCTCTCCCCGGTTCGATCCACATCTGTAGGGCCGTGTAGGGCGCACGCGCCACGCTCGCGGCCGAACGGCGACTGTCGCACGCCGCGGTGGGGTGAGCGTCGTGCGGCGCTCAGATCGGCGCAGAGCGGAGGTGTTCGGCGTGGCGAAGCAACAGGCCGAACACGGCACCCGCGCCCGATATCGCGCGGGTTGCCGGTGTCCGAAGTGCCGCAAGTGGAAGGCCGATGACACCGCCGCGTATCGAGCGCGGAAGGACGAGCGCGACGGCCCCTTGAGCACGCCGAAAAGGGCCACCAAGCGGGCGCGCCCTACACCCGTGTTTGGCCCTACAGAATCCGACGTCGAGCCGGTCGCGGTGACGGTCCGCCGTCCTGACTCTGACGACGAGCTCGCGCAGCTGATCGAGGTTGCGCTGTGGGAGGCGCGGGGCGACTCGGCGACGGCGTCGGTCCTCGCGGCTGAGGCGATCCGCGATGCCGGGTATCGACGCGTGATTGACGGAGCGATCGAGGCCGCTGCGCGGGAAGCGCTCGGCGAGCCGGCCGACGCCATGACGCGCATGCGGCAGGAACTCGTGTTCCGCGGCGCCCGCGCTCTGGACGATCCCGACAACGCCCGGTTCTACAAGTCGACCGTGGAGGCCATGCGGTCGGTGCTCGCGGATCTCGCGGGAGAAGGGGGCGCCGATGACGCCGCGATCATGGACGCGATCAGGAGCGCCGCCCGGGATTGAGACTCGGCCGCGGTGGTCGACGCCGCGGAACCCCGCGCGCGAGACGCGCGGGTCTGAGGTCGTCGGCGTGATGCGCGTGCTCGGGCAAGAGCCGATGCCGTGGCAGCGCGAGATCTTCGACGTCGCGTTCGAGGTCGACGCGTTCGGTCAACTCTGGTACCGCGAGATAGTCATCATCATCCCGAGGCAGTCGGGCAAGACGACGATCATCATCCCGTGGGGCACGCATCGGGCGCTGATGTGGCCCGAGCGGCAACACATTCTGTACATCGCGCAGACGTACGCGAAGGCGCTCGAGAAGCTGAAGGACGAGCAGCACTACCGCATCAAGCGGTCGCCGATCGGCCGACTGCTGCAACCGAGCCGGAACGGCACGACGCTCCGCGCGACGAACGGCATGCACCACATGCTGTTCAAGAACGATTCGAAATGGTCGATCGACGCGGCGACGGAGACCGCGGGGCACGGCGCGACGCTCGGTCTCGGGATCGGTGACGAACTCTTCGCGCAGAAAGATGACCGGCTCGAGCAGGCGATCTCGCCCGCGATGATCGCCGTCCCGGATGCGCAGCGCCTCTGGATCTCGACGGCCGGTTACTCGCAACGCAAGTCGCCTTTCCTGTTCGACAAGCGCGAGCAGGGGCAGGCACGCACGGAGTTGCTGCGCGCCGACCCGCGGTTGCTGGACGACGGTCGGTATCGGTCGCTGTTCATCGAGTACTCGGCGCCGATGGATGCCGATCCTGACGACCCGCTGACTTACTGGCTGTGCATGCCTGCGCTCGGGTTCACGCAGTCGATCCAGAACGTGATCTCGGAGCGCGAGAACCTCAAGGATGGATTCTTCCGGCCCTACTTGAACTGGTGGCAGGACGACCTCACCGTTGAGTGGAAGATCCCCAAGGCGCGGTGGGAGGCGGTGGCCGATCCCGGCTCGGAGGCAACGCGCCCCGAGGTTGTGTACGTCATCGACATCTCGCCGGATTCCACGTGGGCATCGATCGGTGTCGCGGGTGCGAGGGCGGACGGGGCGGTGCACCTTGAGGTGCTCGCCGACGCGCCCCGCATTCTCGACTACGACGACCCGGACGCAGAGGACTGGGTCATCTACGGGAGCCCTGAGCACGACATCCCTGGTATCCGCGATCTCGTCGCGGCGGCGGACGGCCCCGTCTACCTCGAGATGAAGACGGCCGGGTTCCTGCTCCCGAAGCTCCGCGAGCTCGGGATCGACGCACGGCTGATGTCGGATCAAGACATCGTCGCGTCGGGGCCGGGATTGCTCGACGCGGTGGTGACGAAGGCCGTGCGGCACACCGGGCAGGAAGAGATCACTGAGGCGCTGAAAGAGGCCGCGGTGAAGACGGTCGGGGACGGGTGGCGGTGGACGCGCAGCAAGTCGATGCGTCCTATCTCGGCGCTGGTGTCGATCACGTACGCGCGGCAGATGCTCGCGACGTTGCTCCCGGATCTCGCATACGACCCGCTCGCCGCACTGCGAGAGAGCGCTGGAACGAAGGAGGAGACATGACGGTGACAGATGTTGCCGAGTTGATCGGCGCACTGCTGGTCGTCGTCGGCGTAGCGCTGATCTGGGGCGTGCCCGCGGCGGTCATCCTGGCGGGCGTCCTGCTCGTCGGGTTCGCTGTGATGTACGCGCGGCAGGGGCGGGATCGTGTTCTGCGGTGGGGGCGTCCCGAGTGAGCGCGTTCGTACGCGCGCATCGACGCGAGATCACGTGGGAGGACTTCTACGGTTCCGGGCCGGTCAGGGCATACGGCGGGCGAACGAAGGCGTTGCGGCTTGCGTCGGTGTACGCCGCGGTATCGCTGATCGCCGACATGTTCGCGTCACTTCCGCAGCACTTCTACGAACGGCAGGGAACAACGCGGCGGCGCGTGGATGCCCCGGCCTGGTTGATGAATCCGGCGCCCGGATTGTCGGCGTTCGACTGGCGCTATCAGTACACGACGAGCCTCGAGCTTCGGGGGAACGCGTACGGTCTCGTCGTCGGCGACCGGGCGCGCCCCTCGGGCATGGCGTGGTTGCATCCAGACTCAGTGAATCCGAGGTCGGAGTCAGGCGGGCCGGTCTACCAATTGACGCACAGCGAGGAACGGCTGTGGTCACAGGGTGGACGCATCGTGCATGTGCGGAAGTTCATCGAGCCGGGGTCGCTCAAGGGGCTCTCCCCGATTCGGAACTTTGCCCGTGACATCGAGCTCGGACACTACGCCGCCGAGTTCGGGCGGAAGTACTTTGAGACTGGCGCCGCGCCGACGTCGCTATTGATCGCGAAGCGGGCGCTCAAGAACGGGCAGGCGTCTGAAGCCAAGGCTCTGTTCCGGGAGTCGTTGGCTGACGGTGGGCCGACCGTGCTGGACGGGGATTGGGATTACCGGAAACTGACGGTAGATCCGGCCGAGGCGCAGTTCCTCGCGACGATCAAAGCGAACGCGACCGTCATCGGAACAATCTTCCGGGTGCCGCCCGAGGATATCGGCGGCGAGGCGGGAAACTCGCGCACGTACGGGAATCGCGAGGCCGACGCTGAGCGGTTCAACGTGCGCACGATGTTGCCGCACGTCACCCGCTACGAGGCCGCGATCACCGAGCTTCTGGGCGCGAATCAGTTCGTGAAGCTCAACATGGACGTTCTCACGCGCCCGAACCTGCTCGATCGGATACGGGCGAACTCGGAGGCGTTGCGCACGGGGCAGATCTTCCATGACGAGATGCGCGCGCAAGAGGACCGTCCGCCCGCCACGGCGGAGCAGGTGGCGTTCTGGCAGGAGAACTACCAGACGGGGAAGCCGGCCGCTGAGTCGTTGGCGGAATCCGTGTCCGAATCGATCACAAAGGAGGGCATGAGCCCATGACGGATCAGAGAACGGCGCCCGAACTCGAGCGCCGCACCTTCGCGAGCGAGGTGACGTTCCGTGCCGCACCCGAAGGGTCGGAGTCGCCGGGGGTGCTGACAGGGCGCGCCATCGCGTTCAACTCGTCGTCGCGCACGCTGAGCGACTGGTGGTACGGCAACTTCACGGAGCAGATCGACCCGCGCGCGCTCGGTGAGCCGACCGCGTCGGGCGAGGTTGACATGGCCGTGCATACGCGGGTTATCGCTCGCACGAATCACAACAGTGACTACCTGCTGGGTGTGACCGACGCGGGCACGTTGCGTCTGTTCCTCGGTGACGACGGAGTCGATTACGAGATCGATCTGCCGAACACGACGTACGGCCGCGACCTCGCGGTGTCGGCGCGGCGCGGCGACTACCGGTACTCGTCCTTCGCGTTCCGGATCCTCCCGGACGGCGAGGAGTGGTCGTACGGCGACGACGACGAACTGGTGCGTCGCGTGACTGCGCTGCGCCTGATCGACGTCGCGCCGGTCGCGGACCCCGCGTACTGGGCGTCGTCAACGGAGATGAAACGAGACTTCGACCTCTCCGCGATCCGAGCACGGCTCGACGCGGACAGGTCGTCCACAACCCCCGAGCCGGAGGCCGCGTCCGATGCGCGGGCGCTCGTGATCGGCCGGGCACGAGAGATCGAACTGAACCTCTAACAAAGGAGAACGCATGACCAGCACGACCCTTGACGCGATCCGCTCCCTGAAGGAGCAGCGTCAGAACCTCTTCCAGTCCGAGATGGTGCCGCTCCGCGACATCGCCGCAACCCGCGCGCACACCGCCGAAGAGCGCGAGAAGTGGGACCGTGTCGACGCCGAGATCGGCGAGCGTACCCATCGCATCGAGCAGCTTGAGCGTGCGTACGAGCAGGAGCGCGCGTTCGCGGTCACGCCCGACGCGGCGCCGAACGATGACCGCCGCGAGGCGGGCATTGCGTCCGAGCTCCGCGCCGTGCTGAGCCGCGACGGTTCGCAGCGGTCCACGTCGGTCTCGTTCACCGAGGACGAGTTCCGCGGCGCGCTCGTCAACGCTCGCGCGCTCGCCTCGGGCACGGCGTCGGCTGGTGGCAACGCGATCCCGACCACGTTCCTCAACCGCCTCGCCGAGCCGCTGCGCGACCAGTCGAGCGTGCTTCAGGCGGGTGCTGAGATCATCGTCACCGACTCGGGCGAGGATCTGAAGTGGCCGACCGTCGCCGGTCACGGTGCCGCGCAGGCCAACGTCGCTGAGTCGACGGCGCGGGGCGGAACCGACCCGTCGTTCGGGCAGGCGTCGCTGAAGGCGTACGAGCACTCGCAGCTGATCGTGGTTCCGCGTCGTCTGATCGAGGATGCGGCGGTCGACATCGAGGCGTTCGTGGCTCGCAAGATCGCCGAGAACGTCGGCATCTCCGCGGCGGCGAAGTGGGCGATCGGTGCCGGCACGACCGAGACGCAGGGCATTGCCACCGCGGCGACGGCGGGCAAGACGGGCGGCACGGGCGTGGGCGGTGCGCCGACGTTCGATGACGTGATCGATCTGCTCTACTCGGTCGCCGCGCCGTACCGTGTCGCCGCGAAGGCGGCGTTCCTCGCCGCCGATTCGGCGCTTCCCGGCCTGCGCAAGGCAAAGGCGACGGGCTCGGGCGAGTACCTGTGGCAGCCGTCCGTGCAGGTGGGTCAGCCTGACACGATCCTCGGCAAGCCGCTGTACGCCGACGCGAACATGGAGTTCGGTCTGTCCAAGAAGTCGCTGCTGTTCGGCGACATCTCGAAGTACCTCATTCGTTTCGTCGGCTCGATCGAGATCGCGCGCTCGGACGAGCGGTACTTCGAACTCAACCAGGTCGCCTTCCGTGGCATCCTCCGCACAGACGGTCTGCTCGAGGACGCGAGCGCCGTCAAGGCGTTCGTGGGTGGCGCGTCCTGATGGCGCCTCGTGCGAAGGCGGGAGCGGCGGAGCCTGCTCCCGCCGAGCCGGTCGCCGAGCCGGTCGCCGAGCCGGTCGCCGAGCCGGTCGCCGAGCCGGTCGCCGAGCCGGTCGCCGAGCCGGTCGCCGAGCCGGTCGCCGAGCCGGTCGCCGAGCCGGTCGCCGAGCCGGTCGCCGAGCCGGTCGCCGAGCCGGTCGCCGAGCCGGTCGCCGAGCCGGTCGCCGAGCCGGTCGCCGAGCCGGTCGCCGAGCCGGTCGCCGAGCCGGTCGCCGAGCCGGTCGCCGAGCCGGTCGCCGAGGTCGAGGTTGTGATGCACATCGCGATCTCGGGCACCCGTAACGGAGTGCCGTGGCCCGCAGTCGGCGGCACGGTGTACCTGCCTGCCGACGAGGCTGCGCAGTACATCTCGAACGGCTACGCAACGCGGGCCGAGTAGCAGTTCAGGGGCCGCGCTGATCAGCGCGGCCCCTGAACTCTGAGCGAAGGGAGGGCCGCATGCGGTTCACCGATGTTGACGCCGTCGCGAACATGCTGCGATGGGCGTCCGCCGAGCGGGACAAGTACGCGGCGCTCATCCCCGAATACATCGAGACGGCGTCGCACCTGGTGGCGGCGGAGGTAGGCGCGCCTGAGCGGGTGCCAAGCGAGGTGTTGAAGTTCGCGACGACTGCTCTCGTCGTGCACCTGTGGTCGGCGTCGTCGCAACGGGCGCCGAGCTTCCCCGAGGAACTGGGGAACGTACTGCCCGGTTTCGTGATGCCGAACCTGGTCGCGCAGACGCTCGCGCCGTGGTCCAAGATCGGGGGCATTGGGTGAGCGCCTACGACGCAATGAAGACGGTGATCCAGGCGGTTCTGCCGAGCGGGTGGAAGCTCACCGACTACGAGCCGTTGATCGATCTCCCCGACGTTCCGGGCGTGACGATGAAGATCCGGTCTATCGCCCCGCTCGAGGGTGCCCCGCGCGGCGCGTATCGCGTCGATTGGGTGCTCACGATCACGGCCCCCACCAAGGACCGCGAGGCGAGCGACCCGACGCTGTTCGATGACCTGATCCGATTCGTCGCCCCGCTCGACATGGACCCAGCCGCCGCGGACGTCATCTGGACTGAGGCGACAAAGGCAGTCGGTGATGACGACGAGCGCCTGGCGTACGACATCACCGTTCGACACCACATGCAAACAACAACGGGCGCGGGTGTTCCCGACCCTGAAGAGGAGGAGTGATCGTGGCAACGATTGCAGTCAAGCCGCTCGTGCTGAAGGACGTGCTGCTGAAGATCGGCGCGGACAACTACGAGATGCACGTGTCAAGCGTGAAGTTCGTTCCCGCGTCCAGTACCGTGCAGTGGCAGGGGCTCACCCCTGACGCGACCTTCAGTGACGTCGCCGCGCCGACGTACACGTGCGTGCTCGAGTTCGTGCAGGACTGGGAGACGGCGAACAGCCTTTCTCGGTACCTGTGGGACAACCAGGGCACCACGAAGGCGGCGGAGTTCGTGCCGGTGAAGGGCGTCGGCAACTTGCAGGTATCGGCGAACCTGGTCATCGTGCCCGGGTCGATCGGTGGCGCCGTGAACGCGTTCGCGACCGACAGCGTCACGCTCGGATCGGACAAGCCCGTCCTGGGCACCGTCTCGGCCTGAGCCATGCTCCGCATCGACGTCACATCGCACCGCGCACTGCTCGCCATGATCCGGCTGCTGCGGTACGTGGAGCGGGACTGGCTGTCGCTGTGGACGAAGGAATCTCGGTCGAAGATCGAGCCACTGTGGGGCCAGGCGCTGGAAGCTTCCGGGCCGAACCGTCTACAGCGGGCCGTGCTGGTTCGCACGTCGCGAGTCTCTGTCTCGCGACGTGCGATCCAGCTGAAGGCCGGATCGGTGGGCAAGCTCAGGTCGGGTGCTCGAGCGTCCACGCTCGCCCGCGGTACCGAGTTCGGTCAGGACCAGTCGTTGCGGACGAAGTACTACCGCAAGGACAAGCCAGTGCCGGCGCCCGCAAAGCACGTCGTAAACCGGCGCACCGCGCACCCCGTGGGGCCGCGCAACAAGAGGGGAAACGTCGTCTGGCCTGCGCTGGGGCGGTTCGTACCCAAGGCCGCAGCAATCGCGGTCGACACGTTCTATGACGTGCTACGTCGAATCTCGGGGGTGAGCTAATGGCCGGTGCTATCGCGATCAACATCCTGTCGAATGTGCGGGAAGCGGTCCGCGGAGTCGACAACGTCGCGGATGCGCTCGAGGACGCCGAAGGGCGGATGCGGGATCTCACCAAGGAAGGTGACACCGCATCGGACCGGATGGAAGCCGACTTCCGCAAGACGGCTCAGGCCGCGGATGCCGCATCCGACAAAGCGCGGTCCGTGTGGCGCCAGTTCTTCCGCGGGCTCGGCGGCGACTCCGACGACGCCACGCAGAAGGTCAAGGGCGGCTTTGACGAGGTCAAGAGCGAAGCGGGCCAGTCCGGTCGTGAAGCGGCGGCGTCGTTCTCGGGCGGGTTCGATGACATCGGCGACTTCATTCAAGAGACGATCGCGAACGGGCTCGGCGGGTTCGGTCCTGCCGGCGCCGCCGCGGGTATCGCAATAGCGGCCGTCATCGGAACGGTGATGGCGAATGCGCAACAGGCGCAGGAGAAGCTCGAGGAGGCCCGCGGCAAAGCCGCTGAGCTTGCCGACACCATGTACGAGAACGGCGGAGAGATACCGCTGACCGAGCGAGTCTCCGGTCTGATCGAACTGCTCTCGTCGGAACGCCTGGCGCGGAATCCCATTGAGCGGATTGCTGACGATTTCGTGGACCTCGGGACCAATCTCGACATGGTCAAGAACGCCGCGAAGAATCTCGATGCCCCCCTGAATGACGTCATCGAGGGTCTGACCGGTTCGGATCTTGACAAGACGAAGTCCATGCTGCGCGCGGCGCGCGAAGAGCTCGAGCAGATCAACAAAGAGTCGGGCAACGTCAACCTTGACGACTGGCAGGCGCGTAAGGACGCCGTCTCCGGTCTGGTGACGGAGCTTGAAGCAGTCAAGACGCAGGGAGAGCTCGCGAACGAACTGTACAACTCGACGGAGTTCCTGAACGCAAAGGGGCTCGAGGAGCAGGCGGCGCGGATCGCGGACCTGTCTAGCGCGTGGCAGAACGCGGCGACGGACGCCAGCAACTACGTCACGGAGACCGAGAACGGGGTTCAGTTCGACGCGGGCGCCTACCTCGCCGAGGCTGAGGCGCAGATCGCCGCGGCCGACGAACTGAAGCGCCGGCTGGTGACCCTGCCAGACAGCATCCGGGCGGAGGCGGAACGGGTGTTCAACGAGCAGGGCGCTGTTGCGGCGAACGCGTACACCGCGGCGTACGAGGGCGCGTCAGCTGCTGACAAGGGGCGATTCGAGTCAGCCGCGCGGGCGAACGGTGAAGCCGCGGGGCGTGCCCAGGCTGAAGGGCTCGGAACCGCGTTCGGCACTCCGGAGTTCAACGCGAAAGTCAAGGTCGACGTTGATGACTCGAGGTGGCGTGCCTGGCAACCACAGGTCAAGACGGGATGGGTTAGGGGGGTGCCGCAGCCGGTATGAGTTCCACAATCACAGCGACGAACGGGGCGGGTTCCAGTTCGCCCGCGCTCATCCTCGGATACGCGACGTCGCGCGAGAACCGCAACATCGTGCACGACATCATCGGCGGCGGTATCGCCGTCGCACTGGTCGCGCCCCGGCCGCGCGCCGGGGATCTCCGGCTGTTCTATCCGGAAGAGGCTGACGCGTGGGCGGCGCTCGCCCTTCACGGCCACGAGACGACGTTCTCACTGACAGACACTGACCGCCCGGGGATCGGCATGACATACGTCGTCAACGGGTCCGTGTCGCTCGCGCTGGACGAACAGACCCGCACGCGCTGGACGGTAACCGTCCCATACCAGGAGGTGGAAGCTTGACGACACCTCTGCTGCGCCCAACCGCTGCGGCTGTCATTGGCCCGATCATTGTTGAGCCGGCATACGACATCGATCACGCGGCAGAGGTCGTCTACTCCCAGGGCTTCGAAACGTCGCTGGATAGCTGGGCGATGAGCGTCGGGCAGGGGATCGCTCGCACGGATCCGACTTCGGGCTATGGGTTCTCGGCGCGAACCGGCACGTACGCGCTTCACGGTACCGGGTCGGCTTCGGCGCCCTACGTGTGGACCGCGAAGCGGACGTTGACGGGTTTGCTCGTGGGGCATCCGTACACGTTCGCCGCCTACAGCCGTCGCAGCGGCACGGCCGGTACGAACGGTGCTCGCATCGGTGTCACCGGGGAAGGCGCGAGCGCATACGTCAGCACGGTCGGCGCGTGGGTGGCTCACTCGTTCAGCTTCACCGCGACGGCGACGAGTCACGAACTCACGGTCGAACTCGACAGCTCCACGGGCAACGTCGTGTTCTGGGATGACGTGACGCTCACGCGCGACGCCTGGACCGAGCATGTGCCAGCAGTTACGACCGAGATCGAGGTGGACGCTTCGGCCGGTGACGTCACGCTCGATGCAGGCGTGGTCCCGTACGGGGTCTCGACGGTTGATGTCCCGCTCATCGATGTAGAGCTCGTGGAACTTGTGGACCCGCGTGACAACCTCCGAGTAACGCTCACCGCGGGCGACGACGAGGCGGGAACGTCGCGAGTCTTCGACCTCAGCCTGCGTTCGCGCGAGGTCGACCACAAGAGCCGCGTGATTCGCCTCGAGCTCGCGACCGATGAAGCGCTCTTGATGGACTACGCGCCTCTCGCCGTCGACACGGGCGCACGCGCCCACGAGGCGAGCCTGCGCGACGTCTGTGACTACGCACTAGGCAAGATCGGGGCGAGCCTCGCAGCGGGCGCCTGGGACGCGGACATGTCCTGTTATTGGAACGCGCGGAACCTGATCCTTGACCCGGGCACCGCAGCAACCGCGGCCGGAGGCTACTCGGGCGCGGCGTGCAGCATCGACTGGAACGACGCGACGTGGTCAATCTCTGGCGACGGTGACAGCTTCAATCTCTACAACCCGACCGGCACGGATTCCTACCTCGCTGTCGGTGGCGCCACGGGGACGAAGCTTTCAGGGTTGCAAGAGGGCAAGACGTACGTGTTCTCGGCGACCGGGAACGTGAAGACGGCTTTCAGCGGTAGCAATCTTGCGGCTGACGCGGTCGATGCTGGCGGCGGTGCGAACCTCTCACGCGTACGCGCACTCGTCGTGCACACGCGGCAGGGCGCGGGCTCCTATGACGTGTGGCACTCGCAGCAGGTGCCGAATGTCGTCGGTACGCCAACGCGAGTGTGGGTCGCCTTCACGGTCCCGATCGGATGCACTGAGGTTTTCCTGCGGGCCTACCTGGGGAACACCGCTGGGCAGATCCGCTGGGATGGCTTCACGCTCGTGGAGCGCGGGCCTGGCACGGTCGCCGAGGATGCCGCCTATTTCGACGGTGACACGCTCGACACCGCGCAGTATCTCTACTCGTGGGACGGCGAGCAGGACGCGTCTACGACGACCCGCACGGCGGTCGTTGAGCGCTCACCCGAGGTCTATCGCTGGACGCCGGGCGTTTCGGCGTGGGACTTCCTGGCGCCGCTGACATCGGTGGCCGGGTTGCGGCTGTACTGCGACGAGGATCGCGTCTGGCGGCTGATAGACCCCGGGGAGTACGGCGTGCCGGGGCGGGTCACGGTGGCCACGTACAACGCGACCGAGGGCGTCGACCGCATCGACCGGTCCGACCCGAACGTGTATTGCACGGGCGTCGTCGTGATCTACCGTTGGCGGGGCGCGGACGGGGAACAGTACGAAGTGTTCGACACTGCCGGCACGCCGGGCCGCGTTCTCGAGTGGGTGTATGAGCGGCCGTATCCCGGCCCTGGGGCCGCCGCCGCGATCCTTGCCCGCCGCAGCGGCCAGGGGCGTACGCAGGACGTGACGGCGCTCGCTGACTGGTCCGCGACTCCGGGGATGGAGGCGGGCATCACGCTTCCTGGGACGGTCAGTCAGATCGGTCAGACGGCGTCCGTGCGGTGGACGCTGACGGATGGCCTCATGCGTGTCGGGACTCGTGGCCTGACGGATGCTGTGCCGGGCTCTTGGCTGGCGTGGGATCCGGACGAGGCGTGGGAAGACGTGGATCCGGACTTGACTTGGGAGGAGGCCTGACATGGCCGCAGGAGATGCAGCAGCAGCAGCCGGGTTGGCGGTCGTGCCGCAGACCGACATGGTGCGTGACGGCGCGACGGCGATCAATGAGACGCGCGACATGGTCGCTGACGTGCAGACCACGCGTGCCCGGTCCAAGGTGAGCGCGACCGCGCCGGTATCGCCTCAGGTCGGCGATCTGTGGTTCGAGCCGATCTGAGGTAGCGCATGGGCACTGTGAGGATCTCGGCTACGCGAAGTAGCCCGAGCACGAAATTCGAGATCGAAGCCGACGTCGTAGAGACGGACTCCGCGAACAACCGGTCCAAGGTTCGCGTGTTCATGAAGGCCTATAACGGTCCCTCTGGTAACTCGACTTCGCAGTTCAACAACAGTGGTTCGCAACGCTGGTGGAGCAATACCGAGGGTGCTCGCTGGCACGGCCCCGTGGCGCCGTTCCTGCCATCCGGCTACGCACAGAATCAGCTGCGATGGAGCGAGCAGACTGACTACTGGTTGGGCCACGACGGGAACGGCAACGCGCAGTTGCAGTTCGGGATGAACGTCACCTACCCGCCGAACACGGACGCAGACGGTGATGACTACTACTCGGGAATTTGGAGTGCGCCGCGCATCGCTCGCGCGCCGGGCGCGCCCGGGACTCCGGGGGTGTCTTCGATCCTGCCGACCGGCGCCACCATCTCATGGGGCGCGGCATCTCGTGGGCATGCTGACATCGATCAGTATCTGCTGCGGATGCACACGAACCCGAACCCGGACGCGGGCGGCTACACCGATTACCCCCTCGGGGGAGGGACGCTCGCGCGCATAGTGACCGGGCTCACCCCTGGTACGCGCTACTACTGCAAGGTCTATGCGCACAACGGCGACGGGTACGGCCCGGGCTCGGCCGTGACTACGTTCGAGACGCTCGCGGGTGGGCGGGCTTGGGATGGTTCCGCGTGGCGCAACTGCCGTGTGCGGTATTGGAACGGGTCCATCTGGCAGCTGGTGAGAGTCCGTCAGTGGGATGGATCAGCCTGGCGCAACACGCGCTGA